CCAATAAATTCCACAATCTTTAAAACAGTCCGTGGTTACTAAAGGTGGTACAGACTGAGTAGAAGCCTGTTGATATAAATCATAAGCACTTGAATCTAACACTGAACATCCTGAACACATACTTTCTACACTTTCAGCACTACTTGTGTTGAATAATGGAATTGTAGCTAAAGATGTACATCCATATAGCATTCTAAAAAATGTAGTTACATTTCCAGTATTAAATGATGGTAGATTAGTTAAACTTGTACAACTATTAAACATATTTGCCATATTAGTAACATTGCTAGTATCCATTAAGGCAACTGTAGTAAGAGAAGGACAATTATAAAACATGTCTGTTAATCTTCTAGCTGAAGTTAAATCATAAGATACAGTTGTCGTTAAGTTACTACAATTATAAAACATTGATGTGAATGCTTCCACTCCACTGGTATCAAATAATGGTGCTGTTATAAGATTATTACAGCCTGCAAACATTGAGCTAACACTAGTTATGTTAGATGTGTTATATAAATGTACATCACTGACACTACTGCCCATGAACATTTGTCCAGTTGATGTAACACCACTCATATCGTATATAGTTACAGAATCAGCTGAACAACTCTTGAACATATTGCCTACATTTGTAATAGTTTCAGTTTTATTAAGAACTACTTTTTTTAGTGCATTAGCTGGATGATTTCCTCTATTAAACATTGAACTTGCATCAGTAACACCAGAAAGATTTGATCCTATAACCTCTGTAATGTTGTTGCTAATGTCGGATGAATAAGGCCCAGCTGCAAATTTGTTGGACCACGAAGAATTTATATAAGTATTATCCCATATATTATTAGCTGCGTCTATAAGCGTCCAAGTTCCACTCCCACCTCTACTACTAAGGTGATCATTAGGATTGTAATTATTATTGAATTTTAATCTTATTGTATAAGGATCTAAAGATGGTATACTATTGTATATCATCTTAGACCCATAATACACTTGCTTATTAGCATATACTATAAAATTATTAGACATAAATACCTCTAAGCAAATTCAACAATACTGTAGCAAGTTCCTAACAGTCTAAGCTGATAAGTCTTTCCTACTGTAAGAGATGCAGGATTAGCACTTGCTGCATGCCAAGTATTTGGAACTGTAGGCAAGGTTGTAGAGGACGTAGAAGTCCACTGAATAACCACGGAATTCATATTCCCATCTTGGTTAGTAATAGCTGTAACTTCCGCAGAAGACATTAAAAATGCAGACTGATGCGTAGTTGCATCAAGAGCAATAGTTCCACTAGAAGGAGTTACATTTATATACGTCAAAGAAGACGTTGCAGATATAGTTATAGTGCTATTTTGCAAATCTTCAACAATGGAAATATTATTTCCAGCTACAAGGAATGTCTTTCCTGGCTTATTCTGGATATAGGAAGGATCAGTCGTATCGGTTTCCGTCCAGTTAGACTGAACTTGAGTACCACCACCACCTGCATTTACCCATTCGGTATTTCCACTAGAATTAACACCAAGTACCTTGCCATTATCACTAGATGAATGAGCAGGAACAAGTTCTTCACCAGATGGTATAGACGGTGTATCCGTAAGATCGTTATAAGATCCGCTTGTAGCTACTGTAGCCAGGTTAGGCTTATTAAGGATTTTTGCAGCACCACTAGTTGCATTCCAGTCTGCTTGGGATAAGTCGTAGTCATTATTACTCCACCCATTAGCATTTGAGAAGTACTGAACAAGTCTAACTAGATGTCCATCTGCATTTCCAGATGGATGCTCAACCGCAGAAAAACATACATCACCAGTATCCTGTGCGATATCGTACATATAAGTGGGCTTTGCATAAGTAGTATAGTACCCGTACGTTCTATACACAATAACCAATTTACCAGCTTTAAGCATATCTCTAATCTGCTTGTTGGTATATGTATTAGAGCCGTATTCAACAAAGACTGTATCTGCTGAAGTTGTTGCACTAATAGTAATGATAGAGCCAGATTCGGTAATTACAATATTTTGACCAGCTACAAATGTAGGTGTTCCAGTTAAATCACTGTAAGATCCGCTTGTTGCTACAGTCGCAAGATTAGGTTTATTCAGTATCTCAGCTACACCACTTGAGGCATTCCAGTCTGCATTGACCTGAGCTGGAATATCATTAGCTGTAATAAAACCAGAGTCGTTAGTGATATCGCTGGTCTTAGTAGGAACAGCTATATTCACAGTCTTATTAGAACTGGAGTTAGCAGAGAATGTATCGATCGTAGTACCGTTCTTCTGGATGGTTAGCGTTCCATCATTAACCACAGGAATAGAAGGACGATTATTAAGGTCGGTGTAGTCGTTTGAAAGAGCCACTGGAGCAAGGTCTGCGGTCTTTGCATATTGATCCAAGTCAGGCTTGTTTTTAATATAGCTCGGATCGCTTGTATCAGTTTCATCCCAGTCGGATTGCACTTGAGAAAAGCTTCCAGTTACAGAAATCGTATTAGTACTTTGGTCAATAGAAATACCGCTTCCAGCTACAAGCTTAGGCTGCACCTTGGTATAATCTACACTAATTACGTTATACTCATTTATAATAATACCGTCTCCGGCAGCATAAGTTTCACCGCCACCACCGCCTTCACCGTTTACAATCGGAGCAGGTTTAAAGACCTGAATGCTCTCAATATAAGCCTTTGCATTCGGAATGGAATGGGTGATAACCAATGGTAAAGAAATAACGCTTTCACTGTCATTGATAATGTCAAATGCATAGTGAATTACGTCGTTATGTGCGTAAGTATTATCGTACATGAAAGTAGACTTGGAATCGCCATATCCTGCAAGTGTTACCTGATATTCGTTCGCATCTATGGTAGCCCCAGCAATCTTTACATCTACATCGACGTGATAATATCCATGCTTTACATTAATACCACCACCAGAGATATAAATATCATTTCCAAGAGACTTGGTAGTTACAAGATTCTGGTTAAGATTGCTTGCAGTCAAAGACTGATTGTTGCATTTACCATATAGATATGCTTCATAATTGTCAAGATTTAAGTCGCCAATTTGAGTATCTACATAGTTCTTGGATGCAATATCAAGGCTTGTAAGCGTCCATCCAGTAGAATCAAGCAACCACTGACTTAATTCTACGCTATCACCAGATGCATTGATAGGATTTGCATTACCCGGAATAGCTGCAAAGTAGAATTTCCCATTTTCAATGTCATTACTAAAGATTAATGGGAACTGTTGAGTAATTCCACCATCAGTTTCAAGCAAAACTGGCCAGTATCCGTCTTCAACTATAGCCTTTACTTCGTCAAGCGTGTTTTCACGAGTTACATATTTAGCTACACCGCCTTCACGAACACTGATTCCGTAAATTTTAGTGCCATCTGAAGCCGTAGATACAATTCTGGTGCTTACATTAGAAGATTCACCTACAATTCCCCTGATAAGTCCATCATAGACCACGCTAAGAGGGTTATCTGCTGTACCATCTCCAGTAAGAGAATTATCGTGAATGACTTCACCGCCATATTCGTTGCTTGCAACTACATTGAGTCTGGAATATTCCAGGTTGCCAAACCAGTTGTAGACATACAGGTCATAGTGAAGATTTCTATCACCAATAGCTACACATTTTCCAATAGAGTCAAGTGGAATTCTAAATGCGTTTCTATCTCCATACCAGTTCTTGTAAGAGATGTATTTATTTCCAGTCGTACCAGCTTGATAGATTTCTACAAAGCCAGCAGCCAAAGGCTTACCATTCTTGTCTATAAACTGTGCAGACCAAGGAATGATATATGCAAATTCGTTTGGATTTAAAGCCATATAAACCTCATGTTTAATCAATGAATAAGTTGAAGAGCCTATAGGGATGACCTATAGGCTATATATTTAATTTATTATACGAACATCTGTTAAAGTTGTCGTAAGTACTAAATCTTCATATGCATAAGGAACAGGAACGTCCGCAGAATTTTGAGCACTTGCATTAATAGTAAAATCAGGAAGACTCAAATTAGTAGGAATTCCTATACTATTCTGTCCTAATCCAGTAGCAAGATATTTCTGAGGATCTTCTCCTTCTTTCTTTGAAACTTGAACGCTTATAGCTATTCTCTTATTAGCAAAGTCGTTATAAGAGAAACAGAACAAGTTCAAATCGTTTACGGTCAAGCCAACCAATCTGGATTTGAAAGAGTAAGTATGAACATCTTCCGACTTTCCGTATACTGGAATAGATATAACACTTCCATTTACATTTATATTATTGTAACCAACAATAACATCTGGAATATCCACCGAGAATATTTCATGCGGTCCAGTATATTCAATATACGGAGTCGAAGGTGGTGTTCCACCATTATTAAACCAGTTAGGAACATTCTGTAGGACTACTGTATAAGATTCTTGCTGAAGTACATCTGGTCCATCGTTATTGCTGTAAGTATATACATGTCCAGAATCTGCCATAGGCTGATTCCATTGAATGAAGTTTGTTCCATCATAGGAATCAGTGATAGCATTATTCACAAAGGCACTGTTCTTTACAGTGATCGGATAAACTGTCGAAGCTCTTGTAAGAATAAGCTTGGCTTTATCTAGCACGTTATTAGAGAATACACAGCTTATATAGCCGTTTGTACTATTAGCGTAGACATTTATAAGTGTTCTAGTACCCAAATCATTAGCTGAGAATGTACAGCCAGTGATTGTAGCATTATACGGGCAGTTAATCATATATCCACTAAAAATACTGTCTCGAATTACACAGCTAGATCCGTTCAAGAACGGAAGCGTACTGACTGAAGACTGGGCATAAGAGAAGCTACTACTCTTAATATATACATTTCCCTGTATAGCAAACGGTAAAGACCCAGTAATATAGCTGTCTTCAATGCTTACATTGCCAATGATATTAGACGTAGATCCATACACAGACCCAGTAATATTCCTGAAGGTTACATTGCCCTTAAGGTTCAGCCCAGAAATTTCACCATTCAACCAAGTAGTGTTCTCGTATACATCACTTACTGATGCATTATAAGTCCTTCCTTCAAGGTTAAAAGTCTTAATTCCGACTGCATTAGCAAGGATGCAATAATTCTCAGGATACAAGAAGTCGTGCATATAGAATGTGCAGTCTGCAAGACTTACAGTTCCAACTCTAAGCTTATGGTCTGCATCCGTAAGATTCCACCAAGTATCCTTAATTTCAAGCATATCCCTAAATAGAATATGAGCATTTAAGCTGATATTACCTGGACTCTCGAAGTTCTGGATATTAGCGAACGTAATTTGACCACTCGGCAAAAAGTTCTGCTTTTCAATATACACTCTCTGTAGATCACTGAACAAATGCCTCTGACTACCAATATTTGTATCAATAATGATCTCTTCAGTAGGCTGAAGTTTGTAATTAGTCTGTGCCCAAGTATTAAGCCAAGAGCTTCTACAAGACTTCACGCTCATAGTGAGAGAGCCAGTATTAAAGTCTGGATGGTAGAAGAAGAATCCAGTGGCTGCACCTTCAATCTTATCAACCGTGAGCGTATTTGTAGTACCGTTCTTAGCACACAAATGTGTTCCAGTGTCAAGATATAGGGTTTGATTCAGCTGATGATCACCGCCTTCAAGAGCATAATAACCACCTCCTTCATATACTGCTGGCATATACACTGCAATTCCAAGACTATTTGCATATCTAAATGCCAAGAATAACTGGGAGTTATAAGCAGTGATGTTAGTATAAGTCACGGACGGAAATACACCGAAGATTCTTACATCCAAAATCTGAGGAGTAATAAGCTTCCACACATGAGTCGTATCCACACGGATTACACTACCACCATCATCTGTACTTGTGGTGTCATACTCAAGCTTGTAGTAAACTGGTGGCATATCGCCTAGTTCATAATAACCTCTAAGTACTGCATAGTTCATTGCAGAAATATCCATACTTCTAAGGCTATCGACTGTACTTGCAGATCCTGCCACTACAGTATCATCACCAATATCAATAACTACTGTGTTCTTAAGCGAGTCAAAGGTCATGGATTCAGCCCAAGAGCTAATATTCTCCATGTCTTCAGCCATATCTCCAGAACCTACATACTTCTGAAGCACTACAGTTACATCAATATCAGGTAAGAATACCTGCTGGGCAGTTCTGCCTTCAATATCTGACAGCATAGGATTGCTCAATGCAGATCCAGCTTCGTCAGTAATTACAATCTTTTCGGTAGTATGAAGCTTGTAAAAGATGAAACGACCGAAGAACGGTCGTCCATCTACTGTATATACATTGCGATTATCTAGATTTCTCATTGGATTTCTCCTGTTTGTTAAACTGCTTCCAAATCTGGTAAGCTTCATACAAAGCAGTTCCCTTAGAGGATTCATTTGGAGCAAACCCAGATTCCCACATTCTCTTTAGATAAGGATCTTCAAGATTCTTTCTAATTTCTGGGTCTAATCCAGTTTCGAGTGATTCAGGATACGGCATTAAGAATTTAGCGTTTTCAGTCTTTCCTGCTTTATTAGTAGCATAGGACTTTGCAACTTGAGGAAGTGCATACTTTCCAAATGTTACAGTACCAGCAGGATAACGCTTCATAGCAGCTTCTATAGCTTCATCGCCTTTAGTCTTTCTGTGATATACTTCATCACTATGCTTAAGCTGTTCTTCATTCTTTAAAGCACCAAAACTATTGTCTTCATTGGTAATTCCACGAATATTATGCTCTTTACCAGGAAGTTTCATACCCTTAGAATTTGGAATTACTTGAGCAATATTTCCAGATTCATCCAATCCATACTTCCACATATCTTCTCCAAGCCAATCGGTTGGATATACTTCGGAAGGATTAAGATTCTTATACTGGTTGAGATTTATGTCTCTAACGGTAGGATTAAGCTCTGGATGAGTGATATTCTGAATAATCTTTTCTCTCTGAGTGGCAAGACCTGCATTTTCTGGGTTATTCAACCAATTTTCCCACTCAGCCTTTTGCATATCACCATAGTTTTTAAACCCAGCTTGTTTAGCTTCAGCATTTAACTTCTTCTGTCCAGCTAATACTTTATCAACTACTTCTTGGTCTATAACAGCTTGAGCAGAAGCAGCTTCATTTCCAAAGGCAGGATTCTGCGCTCTATATCCAGTTTCTTTAATATTCTGGACATATGGATCATCAGTAAGCTCATTAAGAATTTGTCTCCTTCCGAGACCTTCTTTACCAAGCTTTCTAGCTCCCATTGCTATAGAACCTGCTAAAACCGCAGGAGTAGCTGCATTTACGACTGCACCAGTGGTAGCATCCTTAAGATTGAAATCTGCTCTTGAAGGATTATCGTTATAATCATATGCAGCAGCATCTGCTCCTTCCATTACAAACGGAACAACAGAGTTAGCACCTACATCATACAATAAGGCATTGGAAGCTTTTCCCATCTTTGGAGCTAATCCTAGAGCTTTGGCTCCTGCTCCGAATACACGGTTCGTAGGAACCATATAAAGAGCATTTTCGGCTAAATCTAAGCCAAAGTCCTTCCAAGAAGGCTCTCTTCCTTCAAGTAAAGCTTCATGTTGTCTAGGACTGACAATACCTTGAAGCTTCCAAAAACCAGAGTTATACTTATCTTCACGGTCTTTTTGAGCTTGACCTTTCTGAAGAAATTGCATAACTTTAGCTTTATCCAATCCAGCATTATTAATTAGCACATTCAACTGAGATTCTGACAAATTTTTCCAGCCATATTTTCCAAACATGTCATCAACGCTGTCAAAACCCAGATTAGCTGCTACCATTCTAGGATTATAATTTTCAGTAGCAGCTTTTCTTTGAAGTTTAGAGAATTCCTTGACATTTTCTGGATATTTAGCAGCTATATAGCTATTTGCTTCTGGATTTTTAGCAATTAAGCCCATGAAATATGTCATCTGAAAATCTTTAGGCTGTTTATAAGCTTCAGAGATATAAGAGTCTATTACATCAGAAAGCTCATTGTCTGGTAATTCAGATCTAATCTTGTTTAAATCAGTCATTTTGGAACCTCTACGTTTACACCCCAGTTTCCATTATCTTCAAGTTTAAGCTTAAAGTTTAGGTTAGGATATTTCTTTCTGAATTTGTCCAATTTCTTATTTGCTTCTTTCTTTGTATCAGTACTTGGAGCAAACCACCCGGTAAGTTCTACGTCAGCATCTGCAAGTCTCTTCTGTCTATTAGCTTCACGAGACTTAGCACCAGCATCCCACTTACGCTTCTCTTCAGCAATAGCGTTCTGAATGGAAGTATAATCAGGGTCACTATTTCCAGAATTAAAGAGATTAACTCCGTCTTCAAGAAGTTTCTGAGCTTCATCATACTTGTGCTGATTACGAAGAGCTTGAATCTGTTCAGTAAGATCCGTACGCTGCTTAGCAGGATTTTGATCTTCAGGTTCAGAAGCCTGAGACTGATTGTGAATCACTTCAGATTCACCAGTTGCATGGTCTTCTACTGTAACCTTGCTGTCTGGAGAAGCAGTTACAACTTTACCAGCCTTAATATACTTTCTTACACGTTCCAAATCTTCAGGAGAAAGAACTTCTTCAAGCTTTTTTCCTTGTTCAGTAATCTTTCTATAAAGATCTTGGTAAGTTCTAAACAGAGAACGTTTAGCTGCAGCTCTTGCATTAATATCGGATTCAGATTTAGATTTATCAGCTTTTAGTGCAGCATCTTCAAATTCATCAAGATCAAACTGCAACATGCCTACCGCATTATTTAATGTTGCATTATCAGCTCTAGTTCTAGACTCCTTCTCTTGCTTTCTAGAATCAGCAGCTATCTTTTCCTGATTTCTGCGGTTCATAATATTTTCAAGAGCTGTCTGATCGTTATCATAAATAAACTTGTGCTTAGCAACTTCCCACATCGGATCGCCAGACATTTCGTTATCACGCAGCTTTTCCTGCCATGCAATTTCAGCCTCAAGCTTTAAGATCTTCTCCTTCAGCTCACTTTCACGCTGTGCAAGTTCTTGATAACGCTGATTAGTTACAGAATCATCATTGGAAGATTTAAGGTCTTCGTACATGACACTTTCATATGCTCCAGAAGATCCATTAATATATGGGCTTCTAGTTTGTCCAAGTTCAGGTCTATAAGACAGAGACTTATCTACAAACGGCTCAACTGTAGCCTGTTCTACTGAAGTCTGCTCTGCTGAAAGTTGCTTATATGGATTTCTAAAGTCAAAAGTATCCGAATATAAACCGGCATTTTTACCGATATTATTAACAGCCATTTTTACATACCTCCAAGGGCTTTGCTGCCCACTTTCATCATTGATGCATCCTGAGTTCCAAACGGAGTGTTGACAGGATATTCTGTCATTCTACCGCCACTAGATCCCCAAGCATTTACATCTGTTTCAGCAGGAACGGAATTATCCTGATTGACATCAAGACTATTAATGTCTTCAGCCTTAATCGTTCTCATCTGGTTCTGGACAGTTTCAAGTTCAGCTTTAGCATCTGCTAGTTCTTGCTTAAGCTTGTTAAGTTCATTATCTCCTATATATTCTATCTTCTTCTGACGCTGATAGAAAGTATAAGCTTTAGCACCGCCTTCTACAAGTCCTTTAGCTCCTTCAATGAACCTATTCTTCATAGCTTCATTGCGCTGATTGGCTTGCTGATTGATGGTAAGCATCGGAGAAATAATGTCTACTGCACTTCTATTGTACTTTGCGTAAGCCATAATCCCTCCTTAGATTCCTGCCTTAGCTAGACCAATCTGAGTCTTAGTGTTAATTTTATCTTGAGCCATCCCAGCCTTGTTTTCAGCAATCTGGGCTTGCCAGTTCAAGAAATCATCACCAAGCTGCTTCTGCTGTGCAATACCCCACTGATCATTTCTGGTAAGAGTATCTATCATCTTATTAGCATTGTCAAGATAGCCTTGGAATTCATTATAAGCTTGAGAGCGATCGGTATTATACTGGTTAAGAGCAGTGTTATACAAGCGGTCATATTCTCTGGCTGTATTTTCAGAAATAGCTTTAGCTGCTCCAGTGCTTCTACCAAGACCTGCTCCTGCTGCACTATGCTGTACCTTAGCATTAGATGCATCAATCACATTACCCATGTAAGGATCAAGGAAATCATTAACGGTCTTGTCATAACTGAACTTTAAGCTTTCAGGATCATTTAGTCCATATTCTTCTAATCTTTGACCGAATATTTTATCGAACTTACGGATCTTAGAAGCTGCTTCAATGGCATCTTTCTGAGTACCACCAGGAATGTACATTTTGTAGAATTCATCAAAGGCTTGCTCAATTTCATTATAAGAAATGTCAAGATCTCGAGATAATGTATCTAAAATTTCACGTCTGGCTTCTTTGTCGTCTTCTTCAGCAGCAGCTCCAAACAAGCCAGCAACTAGACCTAAACCACCACCAATTGCAGCTCCATAAGGACCAAATGCTGCACCAGTGGATGCACCAGTTCCAGCCCCGGAAATGCCACTAGCTGCATAATTATAACCGTTTGCCATTTTTAAACCTCTACAGTAAATAAAGCTGACACTTGTTCGCCAGCATAGATTTGGATGTTTTTAATGTGGTCATCAATTCTGACCCGTCTTTCACTAGACGACCCTAATATATTTAGGTAAAATGATTGATGTTGAGGAAGCTCCATATTGAGCACTGCATCTTCTGTTACAATACAGCTGCTCAACATGGCATGACCTCTAACAATAGTAAGTCTAAGAATATTCTCATACTTCTTTGCCCAATATCCTTTAAGTGCATCACCTAAAGTACTGGGATTGGTAAGATTCAATTCAGATAGCCTTACTCCGTTATATGTCTCGTGTCTCATAGGACTCCTGACTGTTCAACTTGAATTACAGCTCCGATAATGGTAAAGTCGTATGGATCACTACAAGCGAATTCAAGCGATAGAATTTCTCCATATCCAAGAGTCCACCATTGAGTGTTCCAGTCGTATCTACCAATCATACCGACAGTTGCAAGTTCTTGGTCGCTCCACTGTGTTCCATCCCACGTATATCTAAGCGATACCTGTGGAAGTTCATCAGCTTCAGTAACCTGACCGTTGTTTATGATAAGCTTTACACTATTGCAGTAGAATGGGGAGAAATCGGATAGAATAGCTCCACTTCTACGTCTTCTTACAATCTGTAGCCCATCGTATTCAGTCCATTTACCTTCAGCCAAGTACATGAGCTTAGAGTCATCTATAGTTCCAAAGAATAGCTTGTCATAGGACAATGTAGCGTATTGTGGTCTCCAATGACCCTCTTGTTCTGGCATATTCGGATCATATGAAGCTCTAACACTCCACATATCTTCGGATTCGTCATATACAAGAGTTCTATTGTCCTTACGGAATGTAATCGCATAGAATACATGCTTATTTTCCTGCCAGACTTGAGCTACTGCATCATCAGGAAATTTCATATACCTGATTTCACGTTCAATATCATTAGTGCTTATACGCTTCGGAGTACTGCCTTGAACTTCAAACACTCCAAACTGCCCAATATCGCTAGATCCAAGCCAGAATACCTTCTGACCTACAGCTGCAATACTTCTCGGAGCCAATATACCAATCGCACCTGCTGCTGTATCAGGACTCTGGAATGGGAAATTCTTATCGTCATTATAGCTAAAGGCTTGGAAGCTTCTATCGCCAAATGTATACAGATAAGATCCTGCTCCAATCATAGCTCTTGTAGAGTCAGTACTCCATTCGCTATAGACCTTAAAGCCTTGAGGATTGCCTTTTATTGTATAAGCTGGAATACTGCCTTCAGCTGGAACTTCATGATCTTGAAGCATAAATATATCATCGCCATAGATATCTTCTTCCCACGGATACTGGCAACTTAATACAAATGCATCAGTACCTTGGTCAAGTACTGCTAAATACCCAAATAGATAATATACATGACTTGGATGAATAAAGCTTCCGTCAGTACGCTTCGGTAATGCGACAGCCTTATAATCCTGAATCTGATATTCTGGATGGACAGTGGTATCAACTGCAAAGAGCTGAGCACCATCGGCTACAATTAGATGCGGATGTGCATCGCCATAGCCACCAGTTTCACACATAGATACTGGTTCATTTATACCGTTAGATACTCTACCAATTTCAATGCTATTGAAAGATTCTTCACCGTTTTGAATAATTAGGTATAAATGACTGCCAAATACAGCATAAAGCATTGGATATCCATTAAAGCCTCTGGAAGCTCGGAACATACCTCTGCAATTTTTTTCTGGCATATCTAACGCAAGCTTAGTGCCTTGAATGCTTCTAAGAATGGCAGGACTTGAAGCCATATTGCCCTGCCGTTCAAAGTACATATTCACACTAGTACTCACGCAAACTTTATCAATATTGGATTTCTGATATCCACCAAGAATCCCGTTTACAAGTTTAGCTTGAGCCATGCGCCCTCCTAGTTACCAAATATAAATGCTCCACTACAGAGCTGTTCAGGAGTCTGAAGCCTTCCATTGTAGCATGCATTCACTCGCTTAACCATCTTATTAGCCCTAGTCGGAGTCTTAATACTGTTCTCAATCTCGACCATTGTAAGTCTAAGGCGTTCAGTATGTTCAGGGCTAAGTCTTGGATATTCACACGCCAGCTTATAAGTCAATGCACACACAAAGAGTTCTTTATAAATATCAGGAATCTTCAGCACACTGTTAAGATCAAATTCATACTTGACGTTGTAGGTCATCGTAAGACTATTAGCTGTACCATTGAGCATAGCCAAGAATCTCGGATGAAGCTTCAACTCAATCTTGGTGTCGCTAATAGGCTGCCAAGTATAAATATAAATGCCGTATGCACTGTTGTTGAAGTCTTCAAAGCTGACAAAGTCAAGATTAACGCTTGCATTAGCCATCGGATCAGTGCTTCTATCCCAATATAGCTGCGTAATATTTGCAATGTTGTCAATATGGGCATTAACCCAGTCGCCTTCGATTTCAGGATCGACTTCACCTATAATATTTATAGGCTGTAATCCAGGTGGAACTACTTTTACAATTGCATCGCACATGCCAATAGCAGTTTCTTTATTCGGATAGCTCGTAGTTTTCCAAGTATACTGATTCGGCTCAGACTCTATGACTGTATATACTCGTGTTCCACCATAATCCCAAGCTTCATAGTGGTCTCTGAATGCCACAAAATCTGCTTCAGGCAGAACCTCAGTATGTCCATCATAGATAAACCAGAAGTTCATGTTCAGGCGATATCCATTTCCAATTATATACTGCTCTTCATTACAGCATTCAGGAAATTTTGCTTCTTTACGTAAGAATTGTAATAGATTATGGTTACTGTAATCAGCAGCAATTCCTTGGAGTAGTCGTTCAGCATTTTCCACCAATGCACCATTCGGTTGCTGTCTACGGCTGCAAAGATTGCTCCTCGCTAAAGCTTCTGTAATTACGTCTCTAACTGTAAAGGACATATGTACCTCGTTTGAATATTCAATAAGTAAGTTGATATAGAATAGCTCTATGCCGTAAAGCATAGAGCCATTCTTAAAATTTAAGCTAGACCTTAACGTACACGTTAGCGATACCACGCTTTTCAATGCCACCGAACATGGCGACAATATCCCAGCGAGTCGTAGAGTTGAGCGTATTGAGGTTGACCACACGGTTTTCATGAACCTTAACGCCTTCAACAGCACCAAGCTTAGATTCTGCGTTGGAAGCATCGAGCTTGTCGAGCGTGCAGAATTCATAAGTACCATCAAGACGCACCTGACCCATGAAGTAATCACCAGCCGGAAGCGTAGAGATAGCAAGGTTCTTAAGAGCCGCAATGTTAGCGAAAGAAGTATTGTCTTCCTTCACAATAGCACGAGCACCGTTACCAGTCAGGAGAGAAGTGAATTCGTCTGCGGTCTTAGCGATACCAACGATCGGAAGCTTAGCAGTCGTAGCATCAGCAGCGACAGCCACGTCTTCAGATACGATGAACGCAAACTTTTCGGTCGTAGCATCACCAATGAGGTCAGCAGCCATTGCACCTTCGATAAAGATCGGAGTACCCTTCTTGATAACCACATCAGAACCCGGAGCAGTAAGCGTAATGCTCATGGAAAGCTTGTTCTGGTTATCAGCATCAGCTGCAAGCCAAGTATCGGAGTTGGCAGTTGCACCAAGCGTAATAGCCGGAACCTTAACGGTCGGCATGAAACGTTGACCACGATATTCAACGGAGTGGAACGTACCAAGTAGACCCTTAGAATAGAAGGAGTCGGGAGAACCAACCGGGTTGAACTGCTGGCCATTAGCAGTCAGGATAGCTTCAATCTTCGGATCGATAAAGCCGTACATCTTTTCGTTAGAGATACTGCCCAAATGAGCAGCAACTTCAGCGAGAGGCTGGAAGCCTTCACCATAGATAGCCACGTTAGCCTGAGTGACAGCTTCACCCACAGCGGTACGGATGACCTTGTTGGCAAGCTTAGCGCCGTTCGGTTCAGCGACTTCCTTATCCCAGTTAACATCGGTAACAGCTTCAATAGCAGAAGTTTCAATCGGGACCACGAAGTCACGGAGGGACATCTGGATTTCACGTTCGGTAATGGTCTTGGTTGCAGAAGTAATATCAACTGCACCTGCGCCTTCACCGCCTTCAATAGCTTCGCCAGCATCACGAATCACAAAGGTGTAAGTCTGACCATTGCGTTTGCCAACCATCTGGTCTTTGAAGTGTTCCTTAGCACCAACGGTAAGGAAGCCAGCATTGATAAGGAAACGAAGAGCCACCAGGTCGGTGAGCTTGTTAGTTTTAGCAGTAATAGCCATAATATTTATCCTCAATTATGAGTAGCCAAGTAATTCCGCCAGTAATTAGCGTCTCTTACTTCTGTCTGAGTTTTACCGCCTCCAGAAGATATTTGAGATCCAGTACTGGGAAGTTTCTTAGACTGATTGTTTGGAGATTTGTTAGTCTTGACTTGTCTAAGCTTCATGTCCAAACCGATTCTGCTCTCCAAGGCTCGAAGTTCAAACATCTTACTCATTGGATTAGTCTTTTCAACAACCTTTCTCAACACTTGTGGGTTGGTCATTAGCACTCTCACCATTAAGGGAGAAATGTCGCAGTCATCAAGGTATTGAAGAACTGTTTGATCAGGATCGACTTTGTTCAAGAAGTTAATAAACTTATCACGACCGTTTTCAAGAAGTGTGTGATAATGTTCAATTTCGGCTTCATCACTGAAACATGCAGCTACTCGCTGTTCATGAATCTGATTAGCCTGCATTTCCGCTTCATCTTCCAGTACAGAATTCTTTTGCGCTTCAAGTCCGTTTATTTGATTCTGAACTAAGCCTTTAGCAATCTTGAGGTCTGTGAGCTTGTCAACATCATCTTTCAAATTCTCTTGATTGACAGCATTATACTTCATAAGCTGTGCTTTAAGATTTGAAATCTGTGATTCAAGATCCGCTACTCTAGCTTTATACTTGTGTTTCTGACGGATGAAAGCTTCATTGGCTTTGATCTTAGCCAAATCTTTAGGATTCTTGCTATTAGATTTAGCGTTAGGATAAGGGAGCCTCTTGTCCTTCTTACCTTCCAAGAATTCAGACTGACCCTCTTCTGTCGCAGTAGACTGATTTGGATCGTCATTAGGCTTGGGGTTAGAATTATCTTCAGCACCTTCACCTTCACCACCGTTCGGGTTAGGATTAGAATCATCAGCGGTTGCAGTCCTAGAATCTTCCGCACCTTCCGTAGATGGCTGTTCCAACTGAGTATCATTACCACCATCACCTGTTGTTGGATTTCCAGTTGAGGATGGATCAGGATTACCTCCTGTCTCGGACGTTTGCGAAATGTCGTTGAAGGAAAGTTCACCTGATAAATATTTTCTAGCTTCTGCGCTATCCATATATGCCTCTATAATTTAACGACCAGAGTAGGTCAAGTTGATATTCAATGAAAATGTTATGTAAAATTGAGGAATATAGGGCTACACCCGTGAGAGTGTAGCCCTTGTACAAGTATACCTTACTATTTCTTCATAGCTTCCTTAGCAGTTTTAACCAAGAACCCTAAAGCCCACATGCCAGTAGGGAGAGCTGCCATAGCCAAGAAATCAGAGGTTGCAGCTGGAGCCATGACCCCGTAGCCACCCGATTTTCCACTTGCAGGTCCGCCAATCTGCATTTCAGGTGGACCATTTCTAGCTCCAGATCTTGCATCTACTTGTACTGGAATATTGCTTCGTCCTAGCTTGATGTTGCGGTTATACCATGCACCAAGAGAGTTAGCATTTACTAAATCGCCAGCTTGTTCAGGCGTAATAGCGTAAGAATAAGACCTTCCATTCTTCATTGTAATCGTAGCAAGATTCAAACCAGGATTTACATTAATGGCTTGAATAAAGCTACTGGACGGAGTACTTCCACCGTATCTTGGAGCAGTATCACCGAGCCAATATCTTGGAGATCTTTTTTCTTCTTCAACCCCAAGCTGTAAGGCAACTTCACGAGGAATGCCTTTAACTTTCATGTACTTATTAAGTAAAGCTTGATGTTCTTCTGGGGTTTGTTTATAAGCCGTTTCACCATATCTTTCAGCTGTTCCAGGAATGGTAGACTTTCGCCTAGAATTAGCATTCATGTTGGGACTAGTAGGCCCAAGAGCTACATTAATAAGCATTGTACCCTCCACTTACAGGAGTTCTATCCTGCATGTCGTTAATAATTTCAGCTGCAGCTTTATTGCGTTCAAGCTCAAGCTTCTGCTGTTCAATATTAGCCTTGTCCATAGCTTCTTGAGCATCGTTGTCGATCTTAACACCCTGAGCCATAAGCTTAGCTTCTTCAAGAGATTGCTTATTCTTCTGTTCAATCAAGAACTTATTCCAATCAAGTTGCTGCTGACCCTTCATATTAAGCATTTGAAGATTAAGCGTATCAATTTGCTTCTTAAGTTCAATATTTTCACTCTTAGCTGTTTTAAGCTGCTGAATGGTAGTATCAAGCGTCTGCTTCATACCGTTAAGAATATGAACCGCATTCGGATCTTCAGGAGTATCGCTGACCAATTTAATATTCGGATCAATATTAGCTGTAATATCCTGCGCCAACTTGTCTGCAATGCTATCGTCAAGCGTTTCTGCTATATACTTGGCAATCACTGGCTTCATATTGTCAGGCAATAGCGTATTTAGCAATGCAAGTTCTTGACGCTTCTTAGCATTACGAGTTACAACTTCTGGACCGTTCTGAAGACTAAAGTCTGTAACTTCAGGATCAAAGCCCTTAAGTGCAATGAGAATTCTTCCAATGCTTCTAATAGCTTCATAGGCACTATTATAGAAGCAAGCTACATTGCTCATGCTGTTATTCTGCTGAACCAGTACTTCAGTAGCAGTCTTATCGTGCAAGTTAAGACCGTTAATTCCAGTAATAGGAATTCCAAGCACATTGCTCATTAGCTCCATGCTTCTGGATATAGTTTCAGCTAAGTCTCCAGTCTCGTAGCTTTCTTTAATCGGAGTCGGAGCTATAGTGCCATTATACAAGTATAGCAAGCTTTCCTTAGATCCTGCCATCTTGTAGTATTCTTCAAGACCTTCAATAGCTCCAACTGGAAGCAAGAAGTTTCCCTTCGGACTTCTATTCATACGTTCAAGCAACGTAGAGAACCCAATGTTAGCTCCAAGCTGAAGCGAATAGGTACTTCTAACTACACCGATATAGTCACGCTTACGGTCTTCAGTTCTGACTTTGTACCCTGTCATACGGATAATCGGAATAATATTGTAAGGCATCTTATTATGCTTCACAACCTTATTACCGCAAAGCTTAGAGAACACTACCTTTCCATCACTATCCTTGTAGTAGTAAATGACTTCCTGAATAGTATCTTCCTTAACTGGCCACTGATTACCAATGCTACACATAGGCGGAACTACTCTGGGATAATCAAACCCGACAACATCATCACCATATAAGCGTTTAGCTTTTGAAAGGCTAATGTAGTTTACAATAGCTCCTTCTTCTGCATCTGCTCCGCTGGTAGTTGTAATCATCGGATCTAACGCAACCATGCTCATATCATCAATAAGCTCAAGTTTAATTTCCTGAGTTTCATCAGGTTTGTCAATGATAGAAATAGTTGCAGCTGCTTGACCAGTAATAGCTGTATTGCTCAACCAATCGAGAAGCTGAGTCTTAAAGTCGTTATTGTGCTCAAATTTATTAATGAACTCCTGAAGATCTTCTTCTTCTCTCGTTTGCTTCTTTTCAATTTCAATATGATAAGGACTTGCACTAAACGGACTGGCAATAGCATTAACGAAGACCTTCCACATATTCCAAACTTCATGAGGACGGTCAGTTCTATACCATTCATTAATCAAGTCCTTATTCCAGAATTCACCGCTATACATCTGCATGTCTCGATCCATGCGGACTTGCTGGTTAGAATAAAATGAAGAGGAGCTGTTTAGAAACTTCGCAGCTTTCTCTATAAGTTCGTCTTCGTTAAGCATAATGCCTCATCATAAGTGGTTAAGTGCCATTATTGTTGACACAATTTTTTTAATATTTGTGTTAGATTTTCCGTGATTCTTAGCATATACTGCCAATGCCAAAGAATCTGCTCTATCAGGCGATCTGCCTATGAGTTGCTTAATTCGCTCTTTAGGAATAATCCTAAACTTTCCTTTTTCGTCAATAAAGACCTGAGTGTTTCTCAACTCTTCAACCAATTCGGAATTAGCTTCTTGGTCTATATAAAACCCATGCCTGATTTCATTTGCCAGTTCCATATACATTTCGCTTCTGGCATTCAAATATATTTCATCAAAAGGCTTCTCTCCAAATGTAACTGGCATTATATTAATTCTGGAATTATGCTTTACTGCATCATAGACTCCATTACCATAACCACCAGTCATATCCAAGGCTCCAGTCGATATATTCATAGAAGAATAATCTTCATGCAAGATATTCACTTGAGCTTGCGTATCAGTCTTGGGAGTAGCCCTTTGCATAATCATGCCATTATTATTAATGACCGTATCTACTGTACTGTCTCTACCCATCCCTGCACAGTCAAGACCGAAATAGCATGGAGTTTCAAGCCTTGAGAACTTAGAGTCTTCAAGTCTTGTAAATTCTTCAAGCTTAATAATGGCATTCAGGTAATCGCCCTCGATCGGTTCACCTAAGAGCTGCCGCTTATACAAAGGTGTTCCAATGCCATAGGTCTCTTCCATATCCTTGATGAATTCCAAAGATATGAATGGATTTTCGTAAATAGATCCTTTGATTATGCATTGAGGATATCTTGCACATAGGTCGTTAAACCATCTGGCACTTGGTGCTTCATTAGGACTGGTAATAAGCCTAGTTCTAGCTTGAGCTAACATACCGCCACGAAGACGGCTCTTCATATTGGTGTAGAACGTTTCGCTCAATCTTGCAGCTTCATCCAAGCATAGAGCATCACACTCGGATATACCAAGACATTCATCTTCAGATTCAGACGAAAATCCCAATGTAAGTCCTGAACCAACTGAAATACTTCGGTCTGTCTTATTTTCGCTATATTCTAACTTTAGTGTTCTACAGATATTTTTAATATGTGTATATAGAACTTTACGAAGAGCCGAATGTGTCTGTGCTCCAGCCAAACACTTATGACCTTGAAGCATTTCAGTAATCAGCCACAATGCAGCGATAAAGCTTTTACCGTAGGAAATAGAAGTGTGCATTATAACCAAAGGATCTTCGCTTCGCCTCATAAACTCAGCTTGACCCTTGGATAGTTTCAGATTATACATCATTTCTGGATACTACCTCAAAGTTAAACGACACGGTAGATGGACCAGTCGGATTAGCTTCATCAATGGTAGGATTCTCAACCTTCTTTTCCAAACTAGCTTTGAAGGCTACAGAATTCGGATTCCAGTTAGCTCTAAACCTGCGTTGCAATACTTCTATAAACTGTCTACCGCTTCTATCACCGCATTCAAGATACATACCAGTTAAGATATTCTCTATATTGAGCATATACTGGTCATACCAATCCCTAAATGCGGTTACGGCTTCATTAACTTCTTTGCATCTAATACGCTTCTCATTCTTAAACCATTCAGCACTCAGCAGAATGCCTTCAGGTAAATATCTCTTCAAAGCCTTAGCGAGAGTACCTTCAGCTGCAACATTCCCACCTACCTTGGAGCAGTTCATAAAGCACATAGTTACAGCTACACGCTCTTCAACGCTCCAAGTCCGGCTCTTGCATAAGCCTTTAACTTCAGGAAAAGTATAAGGCTTTGCGCTATACGTTTTTCTGAGTATAACTGGTTCAGGCATATAAGTCATCAGATAGGTCAAACTATCTACTGCAAGCTTATGTGCTTTATCAGCTAACAGCTTTGAATTTAAATTGCATCTTTCAGTCTTAGTCATAAGTACCTCGCTTTAGCTCCGAGTAGAGTCATTTATTATCGGCTACAAACTTCCTCAACCAGTTCTGATTGTAACTAGAAGTCTTATCGCCGATCTGTTTTTCAAGCAACTGAATCAACAGAGTACGCTGGTAGTCCAGTTCCTTCATGATTGAGACGTACGCTTGTTCTTGATCAAATTTAAGATTGGTTTCAGGAGCGACAGGATGTTCAGCACCAGTCCTATTCGCTTCAGGTTTCGGTCTAGCTTTGCCAATGTTAATCTTCTTCGATGTGGGTTTCGTTGCCATCGTCTTCCTCCGGCTCTACAAAGTCATCAATGCCATTCATCATTTCATCTTCACCATTTTCAATCTCGAAAACAGCCTTTTGAATCTTCTGAATGTCAGCCTCTTCAAAGTTGTACTTTTCGGAGAGTTCGTTAAGGATATCAAGTAACTTTTGCATATATACTCCTATGTTTATACAATGAATAAGTTGTGAACCGAGTTATATATCCATGTATCTAACATATAATTGCACTAACACAAATAGAGGTTATATGTATACATTTGGCAAACACACAGACATCACCATCTTTCACATAGACGAAGAATACACCTATCTCAGTTTCATAGGCATTGACCTTAGAGTCTCTAAAGACTTTATAGTTGAACGCAAGAATCCTAAAGGAATCTGGAAGCCTATAAGCTGGCACGATAACGGCAATCATCAGATGAGAACCAGTATTTATAATGGAAATACTAGGAAAACTCTGTCAAAGGCGAGAGTAATCTGCATCGCAGCTCATGGTCTTCCACCTGCTGATAAACAGTTCGTAAAGCATATCAACGGAAACACTTTGGATGATAGTCCTGAAAACCTTCAATGGGCAGACAGCCTTGTCAAATCAGCTGGGGCATACCGCACTGAAGATAATATAAAGTGTATCTCCGAGATTCCTGAAGGTCAACGTAACTGGAGTAACCCTGCATACCAGAAGCTGTTCAACCACATGAAAGGCTCTGACGGTCTAACTCATGCCGAGAGATACAGACTGAAGATGAAAGCTCTGGGAATGGTCAGACGCAAGCGTGAAGTCAACGGAGTCGTTCAATGGGTATGGATGTCAAAAGATACGCCAACTCTCCGTCGTGGTCGTAAGAAACAGTAGAATATCCACTCCACTTGATAGAGTGGATATTTTATAATCTTAACGTAATATTACAAAATAAACCATCACAAAAAGGATAAATTATGAGATTTAAAATTATAGAAGTTTATACTGGCAGTAAAATAGTTGTCATAAAATACAAACTCCAAGAAAGAAATGCATTAGCATGTAAAGCTTTCCAAGCTACATTAAAAAAGAATAGGCTAATAGCAGATATTCGTTTGTATAACGAACAAGTTAGTATTTCATTTTGGAAGATAGTGGCGGCTTTATGTGGAACGATTCCATTTTCAGAAGTCCTTACAAATAAGAGGGGCAGAAACTCTGACTGTTCGGTTATATTTAAGAATGGAAACCCTGAAGATTGCAGTCCACAAAATTTAGTAGTAAATTATAAAGGTGATGTTTTTACAGAACTTGAATTTCCATTACAAGACTCAGAAGAACGTAAAAACTTAAAGTGCATAATAGATACGGAGAATAACTAATGACAGATTCTAATACTCTTCATAGCTTGGTTAGAGCTATAGAAAAGAAAAATCCTGATTTTACCTTTGAAGTCAATCAAATGATATCCAAAAAGCAGTGGAGAGATATAGGTAAATACTATGCTTCAGGAAAGACAAAGCTCAAAGATGAAGTAGAAAAACTAGTCTTAATTAAAGTAGGCGATATGGCCTATGTAGAACGTAACAAGTCTTATACATTTACAGAAATTCCAGAAAAGGCTATTACTGTAAAGAATATAACCGAATATGTTATTGAAACGGATTTTGTAAGTATCGTTAAGGACATAAACAACGATGTATCAAAAAAGAATCAAAGATCTTCTGCATTGGCAAATAAAGCTGAAGTCCTTGCTTCTGAAGACGATAATGAAGTACTTAAGCCTGAATATGGTGATCTAAGTGTCCACATCAACTATGGTACATATTCCACAGCAGATAAAGAATTCTTTAAGTGGTTCTATAGGGATGCTTATGGAAATATTTATGCCAAAGTATCTGATGGGTATCTGCCAATTCATTTTACTCCAGATGGTACTAGAGTAAGAGAAGGATCTGAATTTTGGAGCAGATTCTATAAAGCATACGGAAACTACTTCAAATCTTGGACAAAGACTGTTCACGACTACTTCATGCACGATATCAATCCTACAGACTTCGATATAAGTCGTCTTAGATATAGCGTTGATGGGAAGATATCTGCCATTGAATACTTGCACACTCTAATCCCTAAGGTTATCTTAAATAATTCATTCGTCAAGGTCACTAAGTCAAAGTTTGAAGATGAAAAAGGGAATGAGCACACAACAGTTGTAGATGCAGATTTGACTTTAAGACTTTCTACATTTACTGAAAAAGGCGTTGCCAATACAGAAACCAACTGGTTTGAAATGCTTTCTGGAATCATCCCCGACATTGAGTCCTTAGAATTTCAGATGTTAAAGCGGTATTCTCCTGATCCTAATACACCTGCAATTTGGCACTATAATACTGCATTATTAGAGCCTAATAAAGTAATGCCTGTATCTTGGAAAAAGTTCTTCTCAAACAAATTCAAGATAGACCGTGAAGCACAGCTTTATAGAATTTGCAAGTTTATTACTTTGCTTCTTAAAGACAATAACCGTAACAGACAGGCTCTTGTTATAGCGGGTAATGGTAAAGAAGGAAAGTCTTTGTTCTGTGATGTACTAATCAAAGGCTTTAACACTCTGTTTAATTGCAGTCATTCTACAATGAAGTATGCAACCGATGTATCGGCAGAAGCATTTCAAGATGGACAATCTGCAAGAGGTGCATTAGATAAGATTATGGATGCAATGCTTGTGTATATTCCTGACGTTGGAAATACTTCTGAGTTGCTTAATACACCCAAGCTTAAAGCGATTACAGGATCTGATCCTGTTACAGCTGATATTAAGAATGTAGCTCCTGTTAAACGTGCGTTACTTGGTACAAAGGTCATTATATCTACGAATGCATGTACTAGAATGTCCGATACTGCTACAAGCTCACGAGTCATCCCAGTGTGGTTCTCAAGATCTGAGGATGACAATGTAGACTTTGATATGTACGAAATGGGAAATAGAATGGTTGAAGAATTCGTAGACTTCCTAAAATTCTCTTACTTCTATTGCTCTTACATAGAAACCAAGTTTAAGATAAATCCTGAAGAATGTATAAATCAGGTAGCAATATTCTCCAGTGATAATATTGCTGCTTCTATTAAGTCTGTATTTGAAAGCCTTGGCGATAAACGTAAATTCTTCATGTATAATACTGCTATAGACTATGATGAAGAAATTGAAGCTTTAAATGCCGATATTTGTGAAGAATTATCTATTGAAGTAGATGCATCAAACAAAATTAAATGCAGAGAGTTATATAAGGAATTACCAACAGCTTTAAATAATCTTGGATATTCAGCTTTAAAGAATCCGTTTAGTATTCCTACAAGTAAAGAAAGAAAAAACTTCAAGGCATATCTTAAGAAAAGCTTTAATATTGAAGAAGTTATATCAAATGGTGTAAGATACTATGTTGGTATTAAATTTAGACCTCCTGTTCCTGAAGAAAAATTGTATAATCCTGATGAACATCCTTCTTCGAGAAATAGAGATGCTCAAGCATGGGCTAATTCAATTCCAAAGAAAGAGCATAGAGAAGATAATAGAGATTACTCTGAATTTGAATTAGATGACAGTATAGCTTAATATAGTATCGTTAGTATCGTTATAGTATCGTTTCAAAAATATAGAAGCGATACTATCTAACTCTATATAAGACATAGAGTTATTATTAATAGTATCGTTAGTATCGTTAATTTACTACCTCGTTCTGTATAAAAAATAGTAGATATAAATGAATTATAATTTATGGAAAACTGATATGAGATTCGAAACGATACTAACGATACTAATTTATGCTCTGCCCTTATAATTACTGAAAGAAAGCAGTATCGCTTCTGAAAATTTAAAACGATACTGAAGCGATACTAACGATACTACTTACATAAATAATCAATCCAAAATTGTTAAATTATTATTCTAGCTAACTAACATCTTAATGAGAAATGAAATTATATAGGAGACACACTATGAATATTAACATTAAAGGTAAAGAATATAACCTTTCTCTTCTCGAACATGAATGCTTAGATGAAATTCTTCATGCAGTTGGAAAGTTTGGAATGAACAGATCTAAATGCTTAGACTGGGGAACATTTAGCTATACAACTGAACGTAGAGCTATCTTTGACAAAATTTGGAAGATACTTCACGAATAATAGACGGACTAGTTCCGTTTATTATTCAATGTAATTAACATTTTAATGTAGAACAAACTTTAACAAAAGTAAAACAAACTATGAAAAAACTCTTAACTTCAATCGTAACCGTCTTGGCAATCTCCTCTAACGCATTCGCTGCTCAGGGCGATGCAGATGCATTAGCTGGATTAGTCTTTGGTATTATTGGACTAATTATAGCAGTATATGCTGGATTTATTTTTTTAAGCTTACTTGTAATGGTTCTTTATGTATTAGTAATAGGAATTGCAGCAGTAATAAATACTGTTATTATACTTCCGATAGTATTCTTGATTAATAAAATCTTTGGAAAATTTTATGAATACTTTTACTTTACTAAATGGACAAAAAATAAGATGGCAGATCTTTTGAATAGTATTGGATAATAAATTCGAGGTAACTATGCGAGAATTAATTGGAGTATTATTTTATATTATGATCGGAGTTGGCATTTTTGCTATATTAATATTCTGCGAAGCTAGCCATCAAGATAATGCAAAAAATGCATGGCTTTCTGGTAAATGCAACGCTTCATATACAACATGCATGGAACATTGGAGGTAATATGAGTCTGGCAGATAAATTAAAACGTTGGTATTACAAGGACTATACCACTCCAGTTACAGTTAATCCAGATCCTGAAGCCTTAGCTAAAGCTGAAGCTGAATGGAAGAAGTATGAAGCAGAAATGCGTCCGATGCCACACGAAATCCCAACAAATTGGGAAGAAAGGCTTAGAAGTTATAATCCTGAACAGGAAACGCAAGTTAAGCCTTTTTATGGCTCTTATCTTAAAGAGCCTGATACGTTGGATTATGTATCTTCTAGAGATGATGATTACTTGTCTATCTACCACGATATGCAAACTATGGAACCGTATATCTATGCCAAGCAGTATAGACCACTTCTAAAGTCTTGGTGGAATCAAGGCCATGGTGACTTTGGAAGATTAGCCCAAATCTTTTCTTACGAGTCCTTCGTGTTCATGTTTGAGAAATGCTATCCTGGTATTATATATGACTTCTATATCTGTAAGAGTTATGATTCTAACGGCAACATGTTTAATCAGTTGTATGGAAGAGCACCTGTCAAAATGTCTAAAATGGAATTCAGAAATCTTGTGTCTGTATTTTCAGATGCTATCTTACAGATGATCAATATAAATCATAATATTCCACCTGGAGCTTTATTTTTACTGTTGTTTAAATCTTACTCACACTCTCGTCATCCACTTAATCAATACATTACCAGAGGATTTTCTATAAATGTCTAAGCAACCCAACACTTTAATCTATATCAATTCTAAAGGCAAGAACTCTAGAACTGGTAAGCTGTCTCAAAAGCAGTTCAGATGGCTGAAGCCTCTATCGCAGGAAGAGCGTGGCAAATGGCTCCAGAAGATCTACGAAATTGAGTCCAAAGAGCGTAAGCGTATCTATGACGAAAATTTTGAAGATCCCACTGCTATTCATACCGATTGTGAAGGAGAACCTGTTGATGTCT